CTGGAAAGTAGTATCCAGGACCAGAATATCCGGGAGAATAAGCCCCAGTGTGAAGGAACGTGTGGAAACATCATGGCAGCGCTTTGATGAGGATGTGGTCAGTCAGGCGCTGCGCATCCATATCAGCAGATACCCCACTTACAAGGAAAATTACACAGTCGGGATAATGCGTAACTTACAGAGGCAGAAAGAAGCCGGACATGATATAACCGGGGCAAAGAAGAACCAGTTCAACCAGGGCGAGCAAAGAAATGATTATGATTTTGAAGCCCTGGAAAAGGGACTTCTGGCAAACTGATGAAGGAGCGTGAATATATATGGTTTGGATCGTAGGAACAATATTAGCCGGTATAGCCGGATTAACTGCTGCAGGAATGTATGTGGCTGTAGGCAGAGCAATGGATAGAGATACAAGAGACAGCCGGACAGCCATTGACGATAGACAGGTATAAGGAGCGTGATTTTTTGAGTAGAAATGACATTATTGCAGAATACATAAAGCAATATCATCCTGAGATACTAGCAACAACGGATTTTGCGATCTTTAATCTCCATATGGTAGTAACAGATTTTGCAAAAGCTTTTCAGAAGGCAATAAAGCAAGTAGGGGTTGAAAAAGTGAAAGAGCTTGCAGGTCAATGTAGAGACTAAATAAGGATTTATATATTATGAAAATAAAGTACATGTGGGAGGTAAATACATGGCGAGAACATATATCGAAACACTACATATAATTAATAATTTGGGAAATGGAACGGTTTTAATAGATGGTATGACAGAAGAAGACTTATTGAATATTACGACAGCTCTCGAAAAACAAATACCAGTATCAAGAGTAATAATCAAAGGTCGATATTTTTGCCCTAAATGCAAGAACCTTATAAGATATCCGGGCTATTGCGGATGCGGTCAGAAAGTATATTAAGGATTTAGAGAAATATTATGGATAAAAAAACAATGACAGTTGGCGAATTAAAAGAATTTATAAACAATTTACCAGATGATATGAAAATATATATCACAAGTAATGATGATATGCCTTTAAAGATAGTTTCGGATATATCTTCCGAGGAAAGAGTTGGATATTATAAGGAACTGTATATTGAAGTTGAAGATGCTAATAAGGATTTTAGTTAGAAAGAGAGGTAGGCAGCCAATGTTAAAGGTTGAATTGTGGATTAATGATGATCCGAAAAAGGAAGATATTGTAAGCAAGGGAATCATGGAGATTCTGACAGCAAATGAGATACATACGAATGACCTCCAGATTAACCGTATTCAAGTAATCAGAGAACAGGAATTGAAAGAGATTAAAGTTCCTGAGTTCTTATGCAGGAAACGACCAATAACTCTGTTGTAGTCTTATATCCCTTCCTGAAGGGGAAGGGAAGCTTAATGCAGCCGTGGACGGTTCCAAGCCCGTGTAAATGCAGAGGAAGATTTAAGGGGAGATTTTCAAAGGGGGATACGAAAGCATGGTAAGAGCATATCACACAAAAAAAGAGAAAAGGTACAAGAAAAACATATATGACGAGATGTAGATGTATCCCGATGAGAATGCAGTAGCAGTATATCATGAGAGACCGTATTACATACAGGCGCCGTATGTACAGATGAGGACGGTTTTTGAAGATATAACGGAATCTCCTAAGGCTTTGGCAGAATTTATATATCACAATCAGTTTCAATTAAGGTTCAATTCGGTTTCAGAGGTAGTTTTATTCCTGAACCGTAGAAATGGAGGGAAATAAGTATATGAGAAAAAGAATGGAAGATCCTGTATTAAAGAATTGGGATGAAGTGGATGCAACATTAAAGCAGATTTCAGAATGCGAGAACCAGCTGGCAATTCTGGAATCCAGCATGAACATCCAGATTGATGCGATCAAGGAAGGTTTCAATGATAAGGCTACTCCATATAGGGAAGAAATCAAGAAACAGGAAGCTATGATCAAGGAATTTGTATCTGAGAATAAGGGTGATCTAAAAGGCAAGAGCAGGGAGCTTACATTTGGACGTGTTGGTTTCCGGTTTTCTACAAAGGTATCTCTTCCTAAAAACGTGGAGAAAATTATCAAGCTGCTCCGTAAGAATGCAATGGAGGACTGTATTATTGTTAAGGAAACTGTGAATAAAGATGTCCTAAAGACCTATGATGAGAAGGATATCATAAAGGTAGGGGCATCCCTGAAAAAAGAAGATACATTCTGGTATGAGACGAGGAAAGAGGATTCACTGACAAAGGATGCGTGATATTATGCAAAAAATAACACCGGCACAGATGCGTAAGATACATATGGCAGCAAGGCAGAATGGGATGGATGATGACCTACTGCACTGCCATATGGCAGCATTGCTAAAGAAAAGTTCATTGCGGGAGCTGACCATCCATGAGGCTATCTTACTGATTGACAGTCTGGAGGGAAAGCAGAGCTGCCCTAAGGAAGATGCAGCGACATCCAAACAGATCTATTACATAAAGGGACTGGCTAAGGATTTAGGCTGGGTAGATCAGGATGGAAATGTAGATATGAGCCGTGTAAATGGCATGTGCAGGCAGTGTGCTAAAGTAGATAATATGAGGTGGCTTACCAAGGCAGGCGCAAGCCAGGTGATAGAGGCGCTTAAAGCAATGCTGAATAGACAGCCTGCATAATTTGCTAGACAACGTAGGGAAGGTGGACTATAATGAATAGACATGACAAACAAATATTAGAAAGCCTTACCTTATCAGATTTTACTGGGAAGGATAGGCAAATAGCAGAAGCTATTGGCATTGAGGGGCTGATCAGATTAAGTGAGATATTCGGCGGGAGTGATATTTATATACCACAAAAGAAAGAGTTGATAAAAAACCGGGTATATCAGCTGATCTATGAAGAATTTGATGGAACCAATGTCAGGGAACTAACGGCAAAATATCATATAAGCAAAACCACGATATATAATATTGTCCGGAAAAAAATGAATAAGAAAAAGTCATTATCTAATAAGATACTTTCAGGTCAGCTTACGGTTGCTGATTTGAATTTATGAGGCAAAAAATAGGTGCATCTAGGAGAGTACAACTAAATAGGGATTTGTTAAGATAACCATTGTAAGGGATAACCTTTACGGTGGTTATTTTTTTACTCATAAGGGGAAACAGAGAGATGGATAAGAATAAAAAGGGAATGAACATAACGGCATTGCTGCTTATGGCTACCACCGTAATTCAAACAGGAGAAGCTATTATGGAGGCACAGGCAGGCATGGATACAATTGATGTTATCAAACAGATCATTGACGTAGGAATCACACCGGTACTTTTACTGGTATTTGTATTTTACTTTATTAATAAGTCCAAAACGGATGATAAGAGAGTGGAGGACGCCAATCAGAATGCGAGTTCCAAGATTGATGAGACAATAAAGGCATCCAGGGAGCATGAAGAGGTCATGCTTGCAGAGAGCGCTAAACGTGAGGAAATGTTAAGACAGGAAGCAGAACGGCGTGAGAATATGCTGCGTAAGGAATCCGAGAAGCGTGAGAGCATCCTGATGCTGAACATGGAGAAAATAACAGATTCCATGACATCCATGACTAAGACCATGGATAGGATGGAAAGTGCTTTTTCCGGTATAGAGAAGAGGCTGGAGAATATTGAATATAAGATTGAGGAGGGTGCAGTAGGTGGATCTGGTAAAAATAATTGAAGCTAAGAATCTCCGGGGGGATATCATTGAGAAATTATATCTGTATTATGGTCAGGACATCAGGATCACAGTGCTGAAGAGTGCACTGCGGGTAAAAGGGTATGTCAATGATGATGAGATCAAGAAAGCTATCTTTTACCTTGGCGGTGACGGAAAACGTTACATTCATGTAGAAGTAAATAATGAGAACTGGATGGACAGCGTGATCTGGCTGACCCCGATGGGAGTCAACCTGGCAGAGCGTGATATTGAGGACAAGGGGGTAAATCTGGATGAGTAGTCTGTTAGATACATCTGAAAAAGAAGTGATAAGGCAGGAAATATTAAGTACCTGCAACATGGCAGCCCCTAATGGGGCAGATACGAAAGTCTTAAAGACAGCAGTAAAACATCTTGGATATGATCTGGATGAAGCGGCTATAAGCCGTGAAGTAGGGTATCTGAGGCAGAAGGGACTGGTAGAGACCAGAGAGATAGGGAACAGCAGGCTGGGGATATCCAGGACGATAGTATCTGTTACTGCGTATGGTATGGATTATCTGGAAGGTAATACTGCGGATATCCCTGGGATAGGTGATTGATATGGATGAGAAGAACCGAAGCCATGGGAAGATTGACAAGCTTCCTGCACCACTGAAACAGGAAGTGGAAAACCGGCTCCTGAATGGTGAGACCTATGAGAGCATATCCGGGTATCTGAAAGAGCAGGGTGAGGATGTCCATTTATCCAGCGTGGCACGCTACAGCAAGGGATTCCTGAAAAAGTTCGAGTCTGTCCGGATTGCCAAGGAATTTGCGAAGCTGCTGGCAGAGGACAATGTTGACAGGCCGGCTACCGAACTGCATGAGGCGAACAACCTGTTGGCAAGCCAGCTTATCATGGAGGCAATGATTGATGATGATATGGATGCCAAGGAAAGGGCGTCAGCAGCCAAGAGCATTGCCAGCCTGCAGCGTGCACAGGTGAGCAATGAAAAGTTAAAGATTTCTGCCCGGAAGGAGCAGGGTGCTGTACATATCGCTATGGAATTGTTACAGGATAAGATATTTGCAGAGCTTGGTGAGAGGTATCCTGATGTGGCAGATAAGCTTATGGAGCTTGCCAGGGAGACAGAGACGGAAATGCAGAAAATGCAGTGACCTCACAGAAGGCTCTCTAAGGCATTTTAATCCATTTGCGCCCGATTGGTCGGGTGAAAAAAGTTAAACTAAAATGAAGCGAGTTAAACATGTTTTAAACATGGTCTGGGCATGGGGGTGCAGTAGTATTCCCATGCCCAGAAATATGAGGACAAAAATGTAAAGCAGGTGGCATATGAAAACATGGCAGGAACTGGCTAAGGAATATTATTTTGAAAGCCATTTATCCATAAATGACATAGCGGCGCTGACTGGGGTATCCAGACAGAGCATATCCGGGTATTTGAAAACGCTCACTGGGTTCAAAAAGGAAAAAGAAAAGCGTAAATCGGAAAACCAGGGCAGACGCAAAGAGTATAAAAAAGAAAAAAACCGGGAATACAGGAGTGCAACACAGACACCTGTGACAGCAGAATCCATGCGGCGGGAGCATGATCTGGCAGCATTGGAGCTTTCCCATGAAATATATCATTGATTTAAAGGGCATTTAAAGGCTCTTTTTTAAATGTTTTAAAAGGGGTTTAACAATGGGGATTGTACAGGATTACAGGAAGAAAATTGAAGAACAGGACACAGACAGGAACAAAAAGATTGCAGCAGGGCGTTCCAATTTTCGCACTTACTGTAATCTCAGAAAGCCGGATTTCTTCAAACCGGAAAGGGAGTACCAGGATGTACTGTGCAATACCCTGCAGGCTGCTTATGAGAAGAAGCTTGTAAATGAGAAGACTGGCAAACCATATAAGTTCCTGGTGATCAATATGCCTCCCGGCTATGGTAAGTCCTATACGGTAGGCAATTTTGCCACATGGTGTTATGGGCAGGATATAAAGAATAAGATCATAACCGTTTCCTATAATGGAAATATTGCACCGGAGTTTTCCAAGATGGTA